ACTTAAAGACGCCAATAACATAAACATATCCATATCTTTTTGGTTCAATTCAATACCTCTAAATATTTCAAACTCTAATAAATAAAGTAATATTCCTGCGATTTCAGGACTTTCTACACTATATTTTACTAAATAAAGAAATGTATTCAGTCCATTTTGTTCTACTTCATTAAATACATTATTAACTACTTCATCTTCAGCTATGGAATATTTCAAAAGATATTTGATGTAAGGAAGTGTATTTAAATCTTTGAAAATATCAGGGTGAGATTTAAAAATTTCTACAACATTGTCAAAATCTCTATTTCCCAAATCTTGTGGTAAAGATGACATTCTATAATATATTCATAGATTACTTTTTGTAATAATATATGTATTAAAATATAAATTTATATGAAATTACAAATATTTTTCATTTTACACGTGTATAATAAAAACATTTTAATGATATTCTCTTTATTCATTCAAAATACTCTTCAAGATACGATATATTACGAGATAAGGGTCACAATTAGCAGATGGTCTGCGATCTTCAAGATACCCTTTTTTATCTCTCATAGTGTCTTGTGTAATACGAATAGAAGTTGAACGTCCACCAACACTCCAAGTAAATTCATCATAACTAGCAGTTTCATTACGTCCTGTTAATCTTGATTGCGTGTTCATTCCATAGTAAAGAACATCTTGATTACTAGTTTTTTCCATCTTATGGATTGCTTCTTTAATATAGTATAAACCATTTTTATCAAGAGTTCCTTCTCTCATTTTTAAAGTTGAGAAATTAGTATGACATCCACTACCTGGAAAATCGATATAGTTTAGTTGGTGAAATAAGTCAGTTGGTTTATATGATTTTCCGTCCCATATAAAGTTTAATGACAATGATGGTTCCCAGTGAATAACAACGTTATATTTTTCTGAAAGTTTCTCTAACAAATAGCGGGAAATCCATAGTTGGTCCCCTGCTTCAACACCTTCTACTGGTCCAACTTGATATTCCCATTGACTAATACCAACTTCTGCATTCATGCCACTCATTGTTAATCCTGCTTTTAGACATAAATCTAAGTGTTCTTTTGTCATTTCAGACATTATACTATCAGCATGATTTCCACCTACTCTACAATAACCACGCTTACAATAATTACGCTCATTATTATAATTAGTTAGATAATCATTTTCATTAAATCCAATTGGTCTTAATGTATATTTATCTAATATATAGTATTCTTGTTCAAAGGCAAACCAAGGTTTACTATCTTTAGATTGTTCACATATAACAGATGCTTTTACTCTATGATTTGTTTCATTCATTATTTGTAGGTATTCTTGATGTTCTTCTTTTGTATCTACATAATACCATTTATTATTTTTATACTTTTGTCTCTTGTTATACTCTATATTTGGTCTTTTCTGTGTAATATCACCATTGGGATAATAAGTATCACACATTACAAGAAGATTGTTCCATTCATCTTTTATAGGATTTTTACATATAAATCGGGGTTCTAAAATAACTTCTGTATTTTCACCATCACATTGACCTGTACTACTACCATCATAGTTCCATTTAGGAATTGGGAAAAAATCAACTATTTTATATTCTTCTGTAAACTGATTATTTGAACAGGGAATGTCACGTTCTATTAATTCCTTGATATATTCTCTTGTATCTATAGTATTATAATCTAAATATTTATTTTCATAATAAAAAATGCGGGTCTTTGACCGAATACGATTATATCCATCAATCCATAAGTATTCAAAGTTAATATAATCTTTCATTATATATATATTTATTAGTAAATTATTTAAGTATTTATATTTAAATAGATTAAATATAAAGTAAAATTATAGTTTAGTTACATTCGTGACATTTTACTTACAATATAATATAAAATTGATTTTTTATAAATATTTAAAGATTTACTAACTTATAAGACATAGTCTTTCTCTCTTGATTTACAATATGCAGGATATAAAACAAGCATTTATTGAATATCACGAGTTTTGTAAACAAAAAGATATTGAAAAGGAAGAAAAGAGAGAAGAATTGATTGAGAAAATAGATAAAATAAAAGAATATTTTCATTATCCATTTAATGAAAGTGAATTATCTAACATCAAACTAAAGGGCATTTCTGTAGCCTCTGTATTTGGTAATAGGGTGCTTAATTTATATGTAAGGTTTCATGATGGTAAAGAATTTGAGATATACAAATGTGCAAGTGAATTAGATAGTTTTAATGTCTATAAGCCTGAGATAGAAAAAATTATTCTTTGGATTTCAAAACATATTTTTACAATAGATAGATTTTATTATAAAGTTGGATTTAAAGAATGTGAAGATTCATTTGGTCAAGTATGTAGTAAACCTGTTGTATTTCGTGAGTTTCGTTATTCGTTTAAAGAACTCTATGAAGACCCAACAAATATAGATAAGTTTAAAAATAGTTTGAATATATTTATAAACGAAAAAAAAATGTATGGTAGTATATTACTCTATCCTATATAAAGATTATACATTATTGGAAAACATTAAATGAGAACGACAACAAGGACACGTATCTTTTGTTTTCAACCATTCAATTAAACAATCTTTACAAAATGTATGCTCACAATATGTTTTTATAGCATTCGTTTTAATTAAAGATAAACATATAGGACAATCCATTTTTTCTTTTATGGTGAATATGGTGCATGAGGAGGGTATTTCATTTCTTCGTTGATGATTAAGTATCACTACTGGATTTATTGTATTTTCTGCATTTCTAAGATGCATATCACGTAATCTTCGTAGTACTATTTGATTTACAACATGTAATGTCTGAAGTGATACTCTCTCTCGAACATAGGGTCTTTCTCTCTGTATATTTGTTGCGCTTTGATATTGTTGTTCTGGTTGATTTTCTCTCTCTATATTTATTCTTTGAACTCGTTTATGGTATTTATATAATAGGAACACTGCAACTTCAAGAGCTATGATTAAAACTACGCATATAATTGTTGTATTCTTTTCGTAATAATATTCTTTTTTACCTAAGGCAAGAATAATATACATGATAAATATCAACGGGATAATAACAAAAGCGATTAAGAACCCAAGACAAACAATGGCTGTTAAGGTATATAACAATGAATATCCTAGGTTTACTTCAAATCTTTGAAACTTAGATATTATATTTTGTATTCTTGTCCTTCGTATTTCATTATATTGATAATAATCTCGTAGAGTAACACAAGAAAAACGAATAATCAAATATGAAAGTAGTATAGTTTCTATAGTAAAAACTATAGAAAGTGCTATTTTATTTTCAATTTTCAGTGTATAAAAGACAATTGTGAATATAACAAGAGCAGACATACATAATAAAACGAATATATTAATAGTCATGAAAATTGCCATTAGAAAATAATTACAAAAATTCTGTATAACCTCTATACCTTCTTCATGCATATTTTGTTCTGTCATATTTTTAAATGCTAAGTATACCACAAGTGTCATTATGATAAGTGAAAGAATGATTGAAATTGTTAATCCGATACTAAGAGGTAATTTATAGAGACCAACAAGAAAACCATAAGATATTCCAAAGATAAAGAATGAAAATAAAGAACTAAATATTAATATATATATTATTTCACAACGTAGTGAATGACAACAATTATTCATCCTTAGGATTTTGTTCAACTATTTTAGAGGTATATAGTATCTATTTTTATACTATAAAAATCAATTTTATAAAATATCGTTTATTTAGTTTTCTTATTGAGTTTCTTTATAACTATTCAAGTAATAGTAGATAAAAAGTAATAGAGAATATTAGTGATTAAATTTACACCCTTGAAAATTTAAAACCGCACCCTTAAATTATTTTAGAAAAATAATTTAAAGACCCCACATATAATTATATGTCCACAGGTGTATTTTTGTTTTGGACATCAGGGATTTACCAGTGTTGTTCTGGATAACGAAATCGAACTAATCAATCCTTACATTTTGTAATCCTAACCAAAATTTACATGGAATTGATTGTGTCCAACCTTTTAGGTTCTATTTTAAATCTTCAAGGGTGTAAAATTACTAGATATAAATATTTCATTTACATTTAATAACTATTGTAAATTTCTAAATAATATTGCGGATGCAATGTTTGAGTAATCTATATTTTATAGTTCATAATAATAAGATGTTTTGTATTAATTTCATTCCCAACGCGTCCTGAGTGTAATTTAAACCTATAATTTTTATCATATTCATCTATAATATATTGATTATATAGTTCTGATATAAAATCTGTTTTTCCAATAATCATTAAACATTTAATATTAGTTTCCTTGAAACATTTTGCTAACTTTCTATGCTCTTCTTTTCCAAAACTACAATATCCATAATCTGTAAACTCACTATCATAAGGTGGGTCAAGAAACATAAAATTATTTTTGGAGTTATAATTATCAAATATATATTTAAAATCTTTATTAAATATTTCTGTATTTTTCAATAATTTTTCGTATTCTTTATTTTTCATATCTTCAAAATTATAATTTTTATAACGTCCATAGGGTATATTAAATTCACCTTTATTATTATAACGTAACATACCGCGGAAGCAAGTTTTTCGTAAATAATAAAATCTTTGTGCATTTTCTAATGGGGTAGTTGGTTTATAGGATCTAACTTTATAATAAGTTTCTTCTTCATTTGGATGTTCTTGCATAAATTTATATATTTCATTACTATGTCCATTTTTAATAGATTGATAGAAATCAACAAGTTCTGTATGAACATCATTAATAACAGCTTTTTTGGGATTAATATGGAAATATACAGCACCTCCTCCTATAAATGGTTCTAAATATATATCAAACTTTTTTGGGATATAGTTAATAAACTTTTTTATTTCGTCTTTTTTCCCACCACTCCATTTAATAATTGGAGATAACGATACAATATTATTATTTATAATATTGATAATATCTTTTTTTTTAAGACCACTTACACATTTAATACCATTATCTTTACAATATTTTTTTGATTCACTAACATTCATTTCTTCAATTTTGGATGAGTTCATCATATTATTATTTTGTGTTTGAATAATAATATTTTCACTATTCAATTTTTTATATAAAGTGTTTCTTTTTTTTGTATTCATTCTTTTTATAGGTTCTTGTTCTAAGTTCTTTTTATTATTTTGACGATATATTTTTCGTGTTAGATCTGTATTATAAGTTTGTGTTTGAGAAACATCTGTGATATATTGCTTACGATTATCATTTGACATATTTTATATTAAGTAAATGTTTTATTTTGAAGTAATTTAGTTACACTATATAATTTACTATAAGAATGTAAATAAAAAAGAGGTATAAAAAATTTTAATTATAAATATGTAATGAATATTTTATTTTATATTATAGAGAGAACATTTAATGCATCTCCAACTCTAGAAATCAATATATCTTTATTTAGAACTAAAGTTAACTTTTCGTAGAAATCCAGTTCTAAAAACATTCCTACTATTTTTCCGATATTAATTGTCTTTGTATTTTTCACTTGAAACTTATGTATTATTTCTTTTAAATGGATTGTAATTATTTCATACAACAAATTGCCTAATATTTCATTCTGTTTCTCTTCGGTAAGTTTCATCAAACTGACAAGATCCAAGGCATTGGTGTATTGTAGTGGTTGTTTGTTCTCTCTTAAACTCATCACTTCACTTTTTAAAAGAGTAATTTCTTCACTCATCTTCTCGATGAATAATTTCATTTCTTTGATACTATAGTCTTGTTTTGGTTCGGAATGATATGATATATAGGTTGATGATCCAACCAATTCTACTTTTGTGTCTTGATTTTCAGTGGATGTGTTGGCATCAGTGATGTTGGTAGAGTGTGTCAAAACATCGTGAGATGGAGAGACATTACCTTGAACAACAGAGACCCAAGAGTTTTTTGGTTTCAAATCTGTATCATCAACTAGTGGATTATGAAAGGTGTTATCTTTAGTAATATAGTTCTTCTTCTTGTATGATAGAGGATGAGTGATAAAGTTATGAGGTATTTTGTAGTTTTTAAATTGAAC